CTGATCAGAAGGTTGCTCAAGAGTTAATGCTTTTACTTAGCACACACGGCAAGGTATTAAAGGGTTCAACATATGATGAATCTTTAAAGTATAAAGACATGATGCAAAGACTTGACTATCTATATGGAGAAGATAGAAGAATGTCTTTTAGAAGTTTTGATATTCACCTTCTTTCTTATGATGAAATGAAGGGAGCAATGGATAGCGAAGGAATACTAGACGACAGTATCTATTCCAATACACTAGAAATTGCTGATAAGGTTGAGGATTACAAAATTAAAAGCAATCTTAATCTTTTGCCAATAAAGGTAGAAAATCCACAAAAAGAACTTGAGATTCTTGTCTCAAAGGGAATGAAGTTGCGTGGAGTAGACACCAATGAAATATATTTAGAAAGAGCAGCAGAAGAGCTATCCATCATTAAAGAAAAGAACTTTGCCCCATATTTCTTAGTGGTTAATAACATGGTTTCGTGGGCCAAGTCGCAGGGAATCATAGTTGGTCCAGGCCGTGGATCTGCTGCTGGATCTTTAGTTTGTTTTGCCCTTGGAATTACTGAGCCAGATCCAATAAAATATAATTTGTTGTTCTCTAGGTTTATTGACTACGGGCGGGACGATGTTCCAGATATAGATGTTGACATACAAGACAACAGAAGAGATGAGATTAAGTCTTACCTTGAAAGAGAATATAAGAATGTTGCATCAATTGCTACCTTCTTACAATTTCGTGGGAAGGGAATTGTCAGGGACGTTTCTAGAATATTCAATGTACCGCTGTCAGATGTTAATAAGGCGCTAAAGAATATAGATACATGGGAAGACTATTGCCATTCTTCAAACGTTGCATGGTTTAGAGATAAGTATCCAGAGGTTAGAGAGTATGGGGAGAGTTTAAGGGGAAGAATTCGGGGGACGGGTATCCATGCCGCTGGCGTTGTAACTTCCAAGGAACCGATATTTAAGTATGCTCCAATGGAAACCAGAAACAACCCAGCAACCTCAGAAAGAATTCCAGTAGTTGCGGTTGACATGGATGAGGCTGCAGAAATTGGTCTAATCAAGATTGATGCCCTTGGTCTAAAGACATTGACCGTCATTGACGATGCCCTAAAGTCTATAAAGCAAAGGCATGGTATTGATATTGACTTGAGCAGCCTTGAGTTTAAGGACAAAGACATTTATCAAATGCTTTCAGATGGTCATACCAAAGGAGTGTTCCAGTGCGAGGCTGGCCCCTACACAAATCTTCTAATAAAGATGGGGGTTAGCAACTTTGATGAGTTGGTTGCGTCTAACGCATTGGTAAGACCCGGTGCCATGAATACTATTGGTAAAGAATATGTTGCAAGAAAAAGTGGTAGAAATATTGTAGAATATATCCACCCAGTAATGAAACCCTATCTAGAAGATACGTATGGCCAAGTGCTATATCAAGAGCAGGTGATGCAAGCCTGCATTACCCTTGGTGGAATGACAATGGCAGAAGCAAACAAAGTCAGAAAGATTATTGGAAAGAAGAAGGATGCAAAAGAGTTTGATGAGTTTAAAGATAAGTTTGTTAGCAATGCCACAACCTATATGAGTCCATTCATGGCTCAAGCACTTTGGCATGACTTTGAAGCCCATGCTGGATATTCTTTTAACAAGAGCCATGCGGTTGCTTATTCCATGCTTTCATATTGGACGGCATGGTTAAAGTTTTATTATCCTACAGAGTTTATGTATTCTATCTTAAAGAATGAGAAAGAAAAAGATGCAAGAACAGAATATCTAATTGAGGCTAAGCGGATGGGTATTTCTCTTAAGCTTCCACATGTTAACGAATCAGATATAGATTTTAAAATTGAAGGCAAGGGAATTAGATTTGGATTGTCTTCTGTAAAGTGGATTTCAGATAATGTGGCGGGAAAGATCATAAGTAGCAGGCCGTTCACATCCTATGCTAATGTCATGGATGTTGCTTCAAAGAAGGGTAGTGGAATAAACTCCAGAGCGACACAGGCTCTTGATGCTATTGGAGCACTAACCTTTAGTGACCACCCAAGAAATGAAGACTCTGTTAGAGATAGCTTGTACGAGTACCTTAATCTACCAGAATTTAATATGACAGTTCCTGTTCACTATTACGCATATGTGGACAACAATGAGGATTTTGATGAGGCTGGTTGCCAGATTCTAATGGGAATGGCAAAGAAGGTAAAGAGAGGTACGGGCTGGTCAAGGGTAGACTTCTTAGATAAGACTGGTAGCATTGGTATATTTGACAATGAAGAAAGTAAAATAGAGCAGGGTAAGACATACCTTATACTAGCCTCTTCTAATAGAATTGCAGAAGCGGTACCGATTGATGAGGTTAAAGAAAGCAAGTCCTCATTAGTAAGGTTCTTAAACTATAAAACTCTTCCATATGGTCAAGATGAATATTATGTTTTATCATTTACCCCAAGAATGACAAAGGCTGGAAAAAGAATGGGATATTTGACAATAGCAGATTACGATAGGAATCTTACTTCTGTTGTTGTTTTCCCAACCATGTTTGCAGAGGCGTATATGAAGTGTGAGCCTGGGGCTGTTAGAAAACTTACGATGAGCGAAATGAAAGACGGAACAATAACACTAAAGGAGATAAGCAAATGACATACGATTTAGATGAGGTAGCTTTTCAGATTCATAGTAATGCGGTTGACAAAGGGTTTTGGGAGGCTAACAACGGTCTTATTTTTTATATGAAACAGGTTGCAATGATTCATTCAGAGGCTACAGAGGTATTAGAAGCAATGAGAAAGAATCAGGGCGGGGACGTAGTTGTGATTGAGCTTGCAGATATTATAATCAGAACTTTAGATCTTTGGGCCGGACTTGTTCGTGATGGATATACAAATAAATCAATTAAAAATGCAATCATAGAAAAAGTAGAATATAATTCAGGAAGAGAAAGAATGCACGGGGTGTTGGCATAATGCCAGACGCCGTTGATATAGAATCAATACTTTCTAGATTAGATCCAAGATTAAGAAAGGCAGTAACTCTTTCTTCAAACATTTTAACACCAGACATGATACCTACACCAAGCTATTCCCTAAATAGGGCTTTAAATGGAGGGTTGCTTTTAGGTAGGCAGGTTCTTCTTTGGGGCTCCAAGAGTTCTGCTAAGTCATCTCTATGCCTACAGACCATTGGCATGGCTCAAAAACAAGGATATACATGTGCTTGGATTGATGCAGAAATGTCTTACGACGAGAAGTGGGCGTCTAAACTTGGGGTGGACAACTCTAGGCTAATTTATTCAGAGGCAAGAACAATAAACAATATGGTTGATGTTGGAACTGGACTAATGGGGGCTGGTGTGGACATTATTGTTGTTGATTCCATATCTGCCCTTCTTCCTGCAATTTACTTTGAGAAAGACAGTACAGAACTTAAGCAATTAGAAAACACCAAGCAGATTGGTGCAGAGGCAAGAGACATGACCAATGCCGTAAAGATGCTTAACTACGCAAACAATCAAGTGAAGCCAACGCTTTTAATCCTTATCTCTCAAGCCAGAAATAATATAAGTGCTATGTATGTTTCTCATCAACCAACTGGGGGTATGGCTACTAAATTTTACTCTTCAACAATAATAAAACTATTCTCTTCTGAGTCAGACAATCAAGCAATAAAAGGAAAGATCTCTGTTGGAGATAGGTTAATTGAAGAGAAGATTGGTAGAGTGGTTAGATGGGATCTTCAATTCTCTAAAACTTCCCCAGGTTTCCAGGGAGGGGAGTATGACTTTTATTTCCGTGGAGACAGCATAGGGATAGATAGGATTGCTGACCTATTCAATTTAGCTGAGAGCCTTGGGTTTGTTGAAAAAGCTGGAGCATGGTTTACTTTCTTTGAGGAAAGATTTCAAGGAAGAGCAAAGGCTATAGATTTCCTTAAAGAGAATCCAAAGAAGGTTGAGGAACTAATTGAGCTTTGTAGGTAAGTACGAGGTTATTAACGGTAAATTTGTTTGTCAATCATGTAGTAGGGAAATTAGATCATCAAGATTCTACCCTTCTACTCTAGACATGACTTGGTTGTGCAAGTCTTGCAACAACGTCTCGTCCGTTAACATCGGAAAGGCAAGGGGATATTAATGAAAGAACAAATTATAAAATGGATAAAGGTTGGAGGGTCGTGGACTATAACAGACTAGAGAAGTCAGAGTCAAAAAAAATAGGTGCCAAGCCTCATAAAAATTCTGGTAGAGGGAAGATACAAAAAGGAGATGCCAGCCTTGATAGATATGTAGTTGATTTTAAATTTGTCTCTAAATCATTTTCTATTAATCGTGACATTTGGGCAAAGATATGTACAGATACTTTAAAAACAGATCCAGAAAAATCACCAGTAATCATGTTAGTTCTTGGAGATGAAACCCACAGAAAGATAAGACTTGCTATAATAGAGTGGAATGAATTTGAAGATCTACGAGAGATAAGAGACGCTAATGAGTGAGAACAATACCTTGGAACAGGTAAACGGACTGTACGAGATAGCTGAGTATATGCAAGATGAAGAGTTAAAAGTTGCACTTGAGTTTATTGCAAAGATTATCTTAAAGCCAGACATCCCGCTGGCGGTTGCCACGGTAGAGTTGGTTAGGCTACAGGCTATTGCAGCAAAGCTAAGCCTAAGGGCTACTTGGATGGCCAATGTCGATAAAACAGATAGAGCAAAAAAGAATATATATTACACCGCAGCGGCAGAGATAGACAAGCTCTGCTCGTCCCTGAAGTACCTAGTGAAGGCGTAGGATATGACGAAGAGTATTGTTTCAAAAGTTATAAAACGAAAGATCGTTGATGTTGATTTTGAAGAGAACGGTCCACCCTTATTTAGTTCTTTGCCGTGGCAGGAAGAAGAGGAAACAGTTGGGCAAGACGATAACAACCCCCTTTCTGGGCTAGTAGAGGCCATTGAGGAAGGGTATCGAATAGACAACGTTCCAAAGCACATAAAGAAGAAAACCTTTGCTCCATCAAGCCTAGTTTGGAATCATGGAGTATGCCCTAGGTATTGGTACCTAGCGTTTGAAGGTAACTCTTTCTATGAATACAAATCTGGAAAGATGATAACAAATATGGATAGCGGAACTGATCGCCATGCCAGAATTCAAAAGGCACTCCAAGACTCTGGTGTCTTAATCGACAATGAAAGAAAGACTACTCTTGATAGCCCACCAATTTTGGGGTACGTAGATAGTTTTATAAATTGGAAAGACACAGAGTATGTAGTAGAAATAAAGACATGCAATCAAGACGCCTATGACCGACATAGAAAGAGCAAGAAGGCTAGTTCTTATCACATAGTTCAGCTTCTAATTTATATGAAGATATATAAAAAGAAGAACGGCATACTCTTGTATGAAAATAAAAATACCCATGACCTACTTGCTATTCCTGTCAACATAAACAAGGGTCATGTTGAGTTTGTTGAATACCTATTTGATTGGATGAAAGAAGTTTACAAGTCTTGGGAAGATAAAGCTCTTCCGATGGTACCATTTAGGAGTAATGACATTAAGATTTGCCAGGCCTGCCCGTTGCAAGAAGCGTGCAAGTCATCACCAGAGGGAGATGTAAAAATAGCACGGAGAAAGGATGAGAAGGGGTTTTTCTAAATGCTATTTTGTACATGGTGTGATAAGGAATTTATTCCCAATTCTAATAAACAAATTTATTGCGGAGCAGAGTGTCGTCAAGTTGCCAGCAGGGAAAAAATTTTAGAAAGATATCATATTGAAAAAAGAAAAAAGAGAGTTGGCAATAGAAAAAAATGCGCTGGTGGATGTGGCACTGTGTTGAGTATCTATAACGATTTTTCCATGTGTGAGAATTGCCTAGGAAATCAAAAAAAGATTGCGGGATTTATGAAAGAAATAAAGGATTTCTTTGACTATGAACAAAACTAGAGAAATATTTAACATCTCCAAGCCAGCCACCGTGCTATGCGTAGATGCATCTACTAACTCTCTAGCATTTTCTCTCTTTGAGAATGGAAGGTTGATTAAGTATGGAAAGATTAGGTTTAATGGCTCAGATTCTATCTATAAAGCAGGGGACGCAGGGAAAAAGTGCCTATCGTTTTTTAAAAATATTTCAGCAGATGCTCTGGTCCTTGAGAGTGTCATCTATAGTACGTCGCCAAAGACAACGGTAAACTTAGCTCTAGTTCAGGGTGCCATCCTTTCTGTTGCACAGATCACTGGAATTCCTATTGTAAAAACAGTGTCCCCAATGTCATGGCAAAGCCATATATCAAATAGACTTTTGACAGCAGAAGAGAAGAATTCTATAGAAAAAAATAATCCAGGCAAGTCAGCTTCCTGGTATAAAACAAAACAAAGAGAAACTAGAAAGAATAAAACAATTGAAATGGTAAATAAAAAATACAAGATCAAGGTTTCAGATGACGACGTTGCTGACGCAATAGGAATTGGTTGGTATGTATCTGACAGATGGAATGCGATATTCAATGGGCAAGAATGAGTTCTACAAGAACAAAGCTTTTTTGCATAAAAGATATGTTCAAGATAAGAAAACTCCAGATGAGATTGCAGAAGAGTGTGGATGCACCGTTCAAACGGTATATGTTTATTTAAATAAATTTGGACTAAGAATGGGAAGGAAGGGAAGAAGATGATTCAAGATGAAAAATGGATAAAGACAATGAGTAGCCTGATATCGCTAAGCAAAGAAGCCCCCGCTGGCCCAGAGATACTTTTGGAATGCTTAAATATTGCAACACTATTATTAGAAAAGAATATTGCCTACGGTAATTCCGCTTTGAATCCTATACAAATTTTTGCAAAGATTCCAGCAGGAGATCAGTTGGATGTTAGGATCGATGACAAGCTTAATAGGATTAAGAATGGTTCTGTTTATGCTGGAGACAACGATATGCTTGATTTGGTTGGGTACATTGTGCTAAAATTGGTAAGTCAACAAGGTCAATCGATTGGGAGGCAAGATGAAGACACGAAAGAATATTACGATTAATGATCCTTTTATTAGGGAAGATTCTTTTGTAACTGATGAGGGCCGAACTGTAAATAAAGGTGACCTAATTAAAATAAAAGGTATATGGGGAACAAAGTTTAAGTTCTTAAACTACGTAACAAATCCTCATAGTGGTATGTCTTGGATAGATTGTTTAGAGTTGGAAAAAGGAATGGGATGTGGCGTTAGGTCTTTCTATCCTGAGCGTGTAAAGCGTATACCATCCAAGAGAGGGAAACGTGTCAAAAGACTTAGTGAAGCACCTTGATCAAATAAATGCCGTAGCTTCAGAGTATCTAAAAGGAACAGACACCGCTGACATTGCAAAGACTTTGGATATTCCACGCAACCGTGTTGTGGACCTGCTAAATGACTGGCGAAAGATGGCTGCAAACAATGAAGCCATACATGCAAGAGCCAGGGAAGCACTGGTTGGGGCAGACCAGCACTACTCATCTTTAATTAATAAGGCATATGAGGTAATTGATTCAGCAGATAGTACCGCAAACCTTAACGCAAAGACGACGGCAATTAAACTAATTGCAGACATTGAAGCAAAGAGGCTTGACATGTTGCACCGTGCTGGCTTGCTGGACAATAAAGAAATTGCTGAAGAGCTTGCAGAGATGGAAAGAAAACATGAAGTTCTTATTGATATTCTAAAAGAAGTTGCTTCAAAGTATCCAAACATTCGTACAGAAATAATGAACAGGCTATCCCAGGTAACGTCTGGAGTTGGACTAATTGACACTTGATTTTTCAGATATTATTGAAGCGCTAGACGACAACCCATTTGAAGAAAACCCTGTTGATGTTCATACTTTTGTTTTAAACCCTAAATTTTTAGGCCTTCCACCATTGTCAGATTTTCAATACACCCTTGTAGAGTGTATGAGTCAGATATACAAAAAGGAAGACCTTATGAGACTCATGGGGGACAAAGAAGGTGCAGATCATTTTGAAAGATATACAAAGAATGAGATAATACAACAGCTTGGCAAGGGTTCGGGTAAGGACCACTCTTCAACAATTGGATGCGCCTATGTTGTTTATAAACTTCTTTGCCTGAAAGACCCCGCTAGATACTTTGGAAAACCACCGGGGGATGCCATAGATATTATGAATGTGGCAGTCAATGCCCAGCAATCAAAGAACGTTTTCTATAAAGGATTAAGAACAAAGATTGACAATTGCCCATGGTTTGCTGGAAAATATAATGCAAAGGTAGATGGAATAGAATTTGAAAAAGCCGTAACTGTTTACTCTGGCCACTCTGAAAGAGAGTCCCATGAGGGACTGAACCTAATCATGGCAATCCTTGATGAGATATCTGGATTTGCATCCGACTCTGCATCTGGAAATGATCAGGGAAAGACTGGCGAGAACATGTATAGAGCTTTTAGGGGGTCTGTTGATTCAAGATTTCCAGACTACGGAAAGGTTGTGTTACTTTCTTTTCCCCGATTTAAGGGAGACTTTATAACAAAAAGATATGACGCTGTTATAGCAGACAAAGAAATAACATATAGATCACATAAGTTTGTTTTAAATCCAGATCTTCCAGAGGATGATGTGTCAAATACCTTTGACATTGAATGGGAAGAGGATGATATTATTTCTTATAGGTACCCCAAGGTTTTTGCATTAAAGAGACCAACATGGGAAATAAATCCTACCAGAAGCATTGAAGATTTTAAGATTGCATTCTATACAGAACCAGCAGATGCTTTAATGAGATTTGCATGTATGCCCACTACCTCTAGTGATGCGTTCTTCAGATCAAGAGACAAGATAGAAAAGGCTCTATCAATAAGAAACCCAATAGATAGTTCTAAAAGATTTGACATAAACTTTAGTCCGGACCCCAACGTTACATACTTTGTTCACGCAGACCTTGCCCAAAAGCATGACAAGTGTGCTGTAGCCATAAGCCATGTAGACAAGTGGGTAGAGGTAAAATCGTTTAATGACTACACTCAAGTTGTTCCATTCGTTATTGTTGATGCTATTGTTTGGTGGGAGCCACGCAAGGAAGGTCCAGTAGACCTCTCTGAAGTAAAGAACTGGATCATTGACTTGAGGCGAAGTGGGTTTAGTCTTGGACTTGTTACCTTTGACCGCTGGAATTCTTTTGACATTCAAAGGGATCTCAAGAGTGTTGGAATACCAACTGAAACTCTTTCTGTTGCTAAGAAGCACTACGAGGACTTGGCGATGTTGTTTTATGAAGAAAGAGTTATTGGACCACACATAGACATTCTTTTAACTGAGCTTTTGGAACTCAGGGTTATGTCAAACAACAGAGTGGATCACCCAAGAAAGGGCGGCAAAGACCTTTCAGATGCCATGTGTGGGTCCATATACAACTCCATCAGCAGATCTAGAAGGGAAGTTATGGGGGAAATAGAAATACATACCTGGTCCTCATTTAAAGCAGATAATAATAGAGAGCTTGTAGCAGAACTAGAAAAGCCAAAAATGACTGAGGAAATAAAAGATTTTCTTAGCGGGTTTGGAATACTATAAACCATCAAATGAAATGATATAATTAATTATGTTTACAAATACATTTAACAAGTCCCTTGATGACAAGGAAAAAGAATCTTCAAAAGAGGAATGCACTTGCGGGAATGACTGCCCATGCAATGGTGCACAATAAGCCATGAGCCT